TTCTACTCCCATGTTACTCTCCTCTTAGGATTATTTAATTTTAATATAATCTAATAAACTATTTATATTTATACAGATTTCTATTATATTTTAGACAGTTTATCTAGAAAATTGCTAAAAACTGCAAATTTAGCTTCTTCTAAATCTCTCTGAGAAGCCTTGTTAATTATTGCCTTGCTTTCTTCTATGTCTTGTTCTGTCCATTTACCATTAACAAAAACCCATTCCCTTCCTTCCATAATACCGGATACAAAAGCGTCTGGAGCGCTAGGATCTGCAACAATATCCGCTGCTGTGGCAAGCATAAAGTCATCTTGTACTTCATTAATGCCATTCCTCTCTTTTAAAGAGCCCAATCCTCTGGAGCTTACTCCAAGTTGAGCGCCTTCGCTAATAAGTTCTTTTACAATTTTACCCATTGGTGTGTCCATAATTTTGGCTTTACCAATCCAATTGCTGCCGTCTTCCTTTAGTGAAACTATCATATGAGATACTCTGTCCAAGTTTACAGTAGGTCCTTCTGGGTGTCCTAACTCTCCGTAAGCTCTTTTAGTGTTGACAGATTCGTTAACATATCTGTTAACTTCTCGTTGCATAATCTCTTTAGGATATACACGACCGTTTTTGTTCTTTAAATCTGATTGTAAGAATACACCTTCAATGAATACATTAGGCTTCTTAGGATCTTTACTATCTTCTGTGAGATAGTTAATACTTTCGTTGAATTCTTTAATAAGTCTCATTTATTTCTCCTTAACCTAAAGATCCACCGTCATAAACACTTCCTGAATCATTAGTGTCTAGTGGTGCGTCTTGATGTTGTTGTGAACCGTAACCAGAAACTTTAGCACAATCTACTATAACAGTACCGCCATCGCCACCGGCAATAGCTACTTCTATATCAGATGTGTTTTCTGAGTTCTCTGCATACCCGTACATATCTAATGAACCACTTTCTTGTAGTTCAAATAGTACAACGGAGTTTCGTTGAACCTTAGCGCTAGCTCCGCTAGATAAAGTCCAATGTAGTCCTTTTATATTGACTGCTGGGGAGCTTTGCGTCTCAGTAGATTTCTTTAGTGTTGTTGCTAAAGCAATTGTTCCGGTTGCTGCAGTCCCCCTAACAGATACCACACCCTGGACTTGAGTGAGTTTTAAGTTATTTACTGTGACTGCCATGTGATTTCCTTTTTAATTAGTTTAATATGATTTTTTCTTATGGTTCATATGAGGTCCTTCTTCAAGGATCTCGACATTAGGATCATTCACTTCAACTGTTTCTATACCGTGTTCAAACATTACTTTATACCAAGAGACTGTTCCGTCTACTGGTTCTGCGTGTTCACCTATAATAGGTGTACCTTCGTTCCATTCTTTGTGCATAATTTTCGATGCACATAAATGTTTATCTCCGTCTAGTGAGCCTTTAGCTACACCATCAACAGGACTTTCGGTAATAACTCCTGCTCTAAAATTTTTAAATGTCTTCGCCATTTGTTTCTCCTGTCTCTACAGGTCGCCCTGTATCTTGATCTATATCCACAAGTGCATCATCTAATGATACTCCCTGTGGTTCCATGTCAGGGTCAACAGTATGTTTATTATATATGTCTGCTGCTACTCCTGCCTTTTGATCGTCTAACGCCTCTTGTGCTCGAGATGCCATCTGATCGTTAAATTGTTGTTGAGCCTCACCGCTGTTACCAGCTATGATATTGCCTACCAAATCTTTAACTTCTTGTGTTCTATCTTCTGCCATATTATGCTCCATTATCAGGTCCAGGAACAGGGTTTCCTTCTCCTGGTACATCATTACTTATATTACCTGCAGGTTCCGGTTGATCCGGGTTACTTGCTTGTAATGGACTCCATTGATACTGTCTACTGTATTGTGGCTCTGCCATAATCTCTGTTTCTATTGTATCAATCTCCTCATCCGTTAACATTAATACATTCTTTTGTATGTAACGCTTACTAAAAAATGTTCCTATGTATGCTGCTAGACCGTTTAATACTTCTACTCTACTTCTAAGAATTTCTTGTTCCTTAGACTCTGTGTAATAAGCATCTGTGGCAAACTCAAATTCTATATCGTCTTTGATACTATGCCAATCGTCTTCCGTCATAACACCTTTTAGTAAGAGCTGCGTCTTTAAAAGATCGCTTAACATTACCGAGAACTTTCTCCTTAACTTGATGATGAATTTTGTAAACTTCATCTCGTCTCGGTTTATCTCAGCTGCTCTACCAAAATTAAGTCCAGCCTGTTGTTCTAATCTCGATACAGGTATATTAAGGACTGATATAACTTCCTTTGAAAGTATTCTACATCTTCTATCTGCCCTAGGTTTTGACCTGCTGGCAATGTATCAATACTTGTACCTGTTCCGCCTTCTCTTCTGGGTAACCAAAAGTCTTCCAACATAGACATGAACTTCTTATCATCTCTAATTTCACCTGTGTTAGCATCGTAAACTAATTTGTTACGATATCTATCCATGATGTCTTTTAGATATTGTTCTGCCTTCATCTTCGGCAAGTTACCAACATCTACATAAAATATTCTTCGTTCTGGAGCTCTTGTAATTCTATAAATTACTACTGCGTTCTCCATCATACGAAGTTGGTTTGCTGGCCTAATTGCCTTATGTAAATATGATAATGCTATATTCTTATCATGATCTACCAAACCACTTGGTGCGTATGCTATAGCGTCTTTTGTTATCTTCAGCCCTTGCTGATTTTCAGGTGCTACATAAGCTCCTGGTTTGGAAGTAACTCCTTTATCATTATAGATAAAGAACTCTTCCACTGCTTTAACAAACATTACGCCAGAAGGATTTTTTTCCTTCTTAACTTCACGCACTTTCCTAATTTTTCTTGGATCAATATATCTAATATCTTTGATCCCTTCTTTAGGGTTTTCCATATCGATGACTTTATGAAAAAATATTTTTCCATCTATATACCATCGTCTATAATAATCTTGGGCTCTATTTTTAAAGTCCATGAGATTTTTAATCTCTTCAAATTCTTTTTGGATTGATTTTCTGACTGCAGATGATAAATCTACATCATCTAAGTTGAGCTCAACGGGTGATTCATTCTCAAGTTGCGCTATTGATTCATTAATAATATCTTCTACTGCTGTATCGACATCTGCCATCCCGGCGATGTCTCGATACCTTTTAATAAGCTCCGACTCTGTGTGGGCAACACCTTCCAAATCCATGTAGGTGCCATAATACCCACCAGCTCGTATGCTTTCAATAGCATCATCTTGTGAAGGAGCAACAAACGATTTCTCGTTCGCTGCGTTATCCTTCCGCTTGATCTCAAATCCAAATAAGTCCATAATTATATATCCTCAGTCCCAATTA